GCGGCCCGGTCCTGAAGCTTGGTGAGTTGGCTGGCCATCCTTGGCACTCCGTAGTTGTGAACGGTGACAGTCCGTGTCTGTCGTTCACACTACGCCAAGAACGCCACTCAGCCTCGCCTAGTGTTTGTATTTACAAGGGACCGGCGGCAGATGTACTCGGCCGGCACGACTTGCTTGGAGCGAAACGTGCAGCACTGGCACTCGATGTACCGTACCTGCGAATGTTCGCCGGCCTGCACGCTCGAGCGAGTGCGGATGCGACCCTTGCCGCACTGGGGGCAGATGTCACCCGGCCTGGTCACGCAGTTTGCTCCTAATTCAAAAAGTCAATTATCGCGTCTAACTCGTCGCTTACGTTGCTCATCTGCCTCCGAAGGCTGTTCATGTTTTCAATCTCTGCAAGCAGTTCTTCTTCTGGATCTTTGCCTGCGGACCTTTTTTTGAGCTCGTCGAGTCTTGCCTTGAGAACAGCCATGCGAGCTTTACTAGCGGCCATCTGTGACTGTATTTCTTGCTTTTTAGCAGTGGCCTGCTTCAGCTTTGACTCAGCCTCGGCCAGTTTCTTGTCTAACGATGCCAATCGCTCGCCAGACATTTCCGACTTGATGTTGTCGAGCTTTTTGCGAATCTTGGCCTCTTTCTCTTTGGCTTTCTTTACTTCCCGATCAGCCTCCTCCTGCGTCCCTTCAATGCGGTCTCGGTAGCGTTCCTTGCGACTACCGCCTGAAGAACCTGATTTACCTGCATTGTTGCCGCCGTCGCCGCCGCTTGATCCGCCGCCATCTCCACTACCTCCGCCTTCCTTGCCACAGGTCGGGTCGATCCCGCCGCCTTGCCCAGTTGGGCAAAAGCCACGCAGGAACGTGCGGAGAATCGCCGCCTTCAGTCGCACAGCAATAGCCTGGGCGTCAATTTCTGGCGCAGCGGCAGGCTGCTCGGCCTGAGCTTCTTGGCAGCTGCACCTCTCTTCAGTTGCCTGCGACGCAAGCCACTCATTCATGCTGCGGCGAGCGATTGCCGTAGTGCTGCTGCTATACGCAGGATGTGTCACTACGCTCACGTCGTAGAGTCCAGACACCTCGCGGATCGAGCGTCGCGGCTTGCCGTCTTCGCCTGGTGCCCACTGCTCGCCGCGTGGCTCCACGGTGAACGCGAACGACGATCCACGCAAATCGGAACGGGCCACGAGCTCGCCGATAGTGCGGCCGAGTTCCGTGTTGGGGAGCACGACCGAATACCGCAGCCCCTTGTCATCGCTGGTGAGCTCGAGCGTCCCGCTCGACGTGCGGCCCAGCAGTTGATTCGGGTCGTGATTGAACAGTGCCACCACGTCCTGCTTGCCACGCTGGCGGCTCAGAACCTTGTCAAAAGCACCAGGCAGGATGGTCTCGCGGAAGCCGCCGAGATCCACGCTGAGCGTGTTGTAGCGAACGGCGTAGCCGGTCAGCACGGGCCGCCCGTCCGCACGGGTCTCGACCACGGCACCGCCGTCCTCGGCGAACTCCCAATCGCGGCGCTCAATGTTGCTGGCGTCCATGCTCTCGCTCCTCTCGGATTCGCGGTCCATCTGTTCGACTTTGTCCGCCGACCACGTGCGGCCGGCGTCTCCACCCCACAGCATCCACGCCACGAAGCCCGGCGTCTCGTCTCCCGGCTTGTTCCAGCCTGGCCTGCGGTCGGCCTCGTGCCGAGCAAACCAGGCATTCATCTCGCGGACGTGATCCTCGGTGAGTTCCTGGCGGGCGGCGATGATGTTGGCCCGGCGTACCGTCTCTGGCTTGAGCCCGTCGCCACTCTTGCCTTCGTTGTGCAGCCGCAGCCCGGTGCGAGCAGCCTCGGCCATGCCGGCCGTGGGCTTGAGGTCAACCGCCATTGGCGTCGTCCTCAACGTCATCGGGCTCGTCCTCGCTCGTGCCGGCCGCGATCTCGGCCACGTCTTCGACCATGTCGGCGGGCGTGTCCTCGACCTCTCCCGGCGAGTCGTTCTCGTCGGACTGCATTGGCCCGAGGTTCTCCTTCTGCCGCACCTCTTCGGGCTTCATCCACCCGTTTCGGATGGCGATTTCGTACGCCTGGTAGCGGGTCGTGATGTCGCCGCGAAGCAGCCCCTCGACCAGGAACTCGGCGTACAACTCGCCGTCCTCGGGCAGCACGTCACGCTCAATGGCGCCCTCAATGCGACGCAGCCACGGGGCGATGGTGAACTTCTCGAAAGACACCATCTCGCTCTGCAGGTTGCCCCACGTAGCCCGGCCCAGTTCCTGAATCATGTGGGGCGGCATCCGCCAGACACGGCAGATGGCAAGTAGCGACTGCATCCAGAGCTCGGCCAGCTGACTCTCTTGGTTCGTCGCAGAGACGCTGTCGGCCTTGAGCCCGTTGCTGAGGATCGCCGTGCGGCCAGCCTTGGCCGGGCCTCTGTGGGCGCTCTCCCACTGGTCACGCAGCTGCTCGCGGACCTCGCGGGGCAACGCCTGGTCCGTGTGCAGGATGATGCCGGGCTGGGCGTTGTTCCGGTAGAACGTCGCGGCGTACTGCTCGAGGGCACGGGCCAGCCCGATGGCGTCCTTGCCAAGCTCGACCGGCACCTCGCCGTGCACGCCGTCAAACGACAGCCACCGCACGTGCATGATCTGGTCATCTCGGTACGCCTGCTGCCGGCCCGTGCTCGGGTCCGTGTAGACGTAGGACAGCGACTTGTCGCTTTCCTGCACAACCTTCATGCCGGCCGGGTTGAGCGGGTGCAGTTCGCTGACGCTGCCACGGTCCCCGGCCACCTTGAACTGGTACGAATTGCCGTAGAAGCCAAGATGCAGGCACATCTGCTCGACCCATTCGTAGCGGGTCTGCCACGAGTTGGGCCGGCGGGCCAGCACGTTGTACAGCGGCAGATCCTTGGCCCGCTCGCTGTTGTGGTCATCGAGCCGGCGGTAGAGGTGGAGCGGAAGGCTCGCCACCGTCTCGGCCACCACGCGGGCACAGGCGAAGTACGCCGCCGTCTTCATCGCCGTCTCAGGCGTGATCCTCACGCCACTCTCGCCGGCCATGGCGACGAGGTCATCCCAGCGGGACATGCGGGTATCGAGAAACTTGATTTCGGGCAGTGCTGCCGTCGCTTCCATGCGTCACCAGAAGGAAATCTCGGGCATATCGGCGGGCTTCATGCTCTCGCCCATGTGAACGCCCACCGCCATGATGGTGGCTACCACCGCGTCCACACGTTCCGTGCTCTTGGCCTTGCTAACCTTCAGATTCCCGGCCGGATCTGTCTGCACGGCAGCATTGCCTAACTGCCAACCTACCAACGGATTCAAGCCGAAACGCACCTTTCCATCGACCACGAGAGCCTCTAGGCGGCGCGTCGGCGCTGTCATGGACGCAAAACCCTGACCGTACAACGTGACCGGCAAGCCCTCATCCGAGAGCTCGGTGGCCAGCTGCGTCGCGTTCCACCTGTCGATGGCCAACTTGCGGACGCGGTGCTTCTGGGCGAACTCCAGAATGTCGGCCTTGACACGCTTGTAGTCCGTGCTGCGGCCCTCGGTGTACGTGAGCCACCCGTCACGGTGCCACGCCGTGTACTGCACCCGGTCGTTACGCTCCCGCTCAGCGGCGTTGTGCTCTGGGATCCACGCCATCACGTGCACGTCGTAGCCGCCAGCATCGTTGGGGGCCACGGACGCGAAGCACGTGGTGTCATAGTTGCTGGCCAGATCGAGCCCGCACCAAACCTCGCGGCCCTCAAGCGACTCCGACAGTGGCCCCATGCACGCGGCGACTTGGTCTGGCCGCAACCACCGCACGTCTGAGGTGGTGGGGATGTTGAGCCGATACCGCAGGAACGAGTTGAGCTTGGTGGCAGAGTTCTCGGCCTCGCGGCAGTCGGCCGCGAAAGACTCTTCGCTGATCGTCTCGCCAAGCGACGGGTTGGCCTTGTGCCATACCTTTGGCGACTTCCAATCGTCTTCCCTGTCGGCGGCGTAGATGCAGCCGAAGAACGATGGATCAAACGCCGGGTCGGCAATGCACCGCTCTGCATAGTCGTGCTGCTCGTACCACAAGTGCGACTTGTTGGCCTCGCCGGCCGTCGTGATCGACAGCACCAGCGGCTGCCGCCTAGCCGCACCTCCGTACCGCAGAGCGTCCCACAGTCTGCGGTCACCACGCTGGGCGTGCAACTCGTCAAAGAGCAGGCATGAGATGTTCAGTCCCTCGGCCCTGAACGCATCCGCCGACAGCACTCGATAGAACGAGTTGCTTGCCTTGTGGATGATCGTCTTCCGCGAGTCGAGCACCTCGAGCACCTTTGACAGTGCCGGTGACGAGCGGACCATCGACGCCGCCTCGCGGTAGATGATGCCGGCCTGCTCGCGGTCGCTAGCCGCCCCGTAGCACTCCCCGCCTGCTTCCCCGTCTGCTAGCAGTGCGTAGAGACTGATGCCGGCGAGCAACGTGGACTTGCCGTTCTTCTTCGGAATCTCGATGTACGCCTGCCGGTATTGGCGAGTCCCATCAGCCTTGCACCGGCCGAAGATTTCGCCGAGCACGTACTTCTGCCACGGCAGCAGCAGGAACGGCTGTCCGGCCGTCTGTCCCTTGCTGTGCTTCAGCACCTTCTCAAAGAACTCGTAGACCCGCTTGACCTTCGCCTGGTCGAGCCCCGGCCGATGCTTATCCGTGGGCGGCGAAGAACTCTTCGAGCTCGTCTTTTTTGACTTCGACTTGCGTGGCAAGCTTCGTTCTCGAGGAAGGCGTTAGGCCGAACTCACTCAGCAGGCTAGCCTTCATGGCAACCAACGAGCGGTAGAGCGGTCCTGCCGGGTTGGGCTTCACGCCACCCAGGTCGGTGTGCATCACAGCACCGCCGGCCCGCAACTGCAGCAAGCACGACTGCTCGGCTGAGTGAACCTCACAGAGCGTGGCCAGGGCTTCGCCGTCGCCAGTAGTCAGCACGCCCATCCGCGACAGGATGCCGGCAAGCTCGTGCCACTTGGCAGTGGCGATCTCGTCAACCTTCAGCCGCTCGGGCATCGGCGGAACTCCGACCGGTGCCGATGGCTCCCGCTTCGGCGGCCCTTTCACGGTGCCTTCGAGAATCCGAAGTGCTGTCGGCTTTGGTCTGCGTCCTGCTTTTGCCACGATTCACCTCGGGCCGATTGTTAGGAAACTCACGAAACTGCACGTTGCGTGCCGCTCTAAGGGTGCCGGTTTTTTTGGTAAATGTTCAAAAAACCCGAGAGATTTCGATGCCGCGCGGGGGTGCT